GTCTTTCTTTTATGCGGCTCACAACGGGGCAGGGGGAGTCCAAGTCACCCTTGGGGTACTTTTTTCTCACCTAGGGGGGGTCACGAAGTTTTACAGCGATGAGAAAAACGGGTCAAGAATGACTGAATAATGAAATCCAGATGAGGACACAACATCCCAAAAACCTAGTAAACATTAGGGAAACAGATTATCAGGATGACAAAATGACTTACACTATAAAAAAGTATACATATCACTCAAACCCTCCATAACAGGAAAGTTTGCTCGACTCAAGTCATTTTCTCATTCTGGGGAGTTTTTTGCCCTACACCAAGATTTGGGGCTATATAGTATGTATGGACATCAAGAGGAAATCGAGACCCAAACCATGGATGGCTAAGAAGGCTGGGCGCAACAGGAGGAAGGTAGCGACTGGCGAACTGGTAAAGCCTTTCACCGGTGTGGGAGACAACAGCTTCTACAAGAGCGACATGTGGAGGGCGACGAGGAAGGCCGTGCTACATCGAGACGGCGTGTGTCAGTGGTGTCTACATCTGGCTAGGGTCAGCGAAGCCACGGAGGCTGACCACGTAATCCCTGTTCGCAGGTGTGAGCAGGAAGGTGTTAGCCCATACGACCAAACCAACATAGTAGGGTCGTGCAGGTCATGCAATTCGAGGCGTGCTGCGTACGAGGCGAAAGGTATAGCCTTCAACACGTTTGACCAATGGGTTGACTACTTGAGAGAGAAACTTAAAAACCAAAACAAATGAAAACTATAATCGTACCTACCGATGGGTGGGAAGACTGGGAGTGCGAGGCATTCGAACAGTACGTACAAGATGTTTCAAACGAATACCAAACAAACCTAACTGTAATAATGGCGACAGACAAACACTTTGAGATTGAGATGGAAGGAGAAGAGCCGCTGGTTGAGTGGATTATCCTCAATGCAAACAACGAAGCAAAAGTGTTAAAAGGATGAACTCACCTACATGGTTTGTAGATGGGCAGGTTCCGTCGCGAAAAAACAAGAGCCCCGAGCACGACATACAGGTCGCCATTGTCGGGCTGCTAGAATCCATAGAACCCAAGCCACTCTACTCGGCTACAGTGGGCGGGGTTCGTCTGGCGATGCACACAGCAAAAAAGATGAAGGAGGCTGGTTACTCCAAAGGCGTACCAGACATGCTAGTCTTTGAGCCTCGAGGTTTCTACAACGGTCTAGCCATAGAGGTTAAGACCGAAAAAGGCCGCGCCTCTGACGAACAGAAGGCGTGGATAAAATCACTTAACGACCGTGGATGGCGTGCTGAAATCTGCAAAGGCTTCGAGGAGTGTGCGGACGTTATCTGCGAGTACTTTAACTTATACGAAGAATAATGGCACATTCATATCTAAAAGAAGCGTTGGTGAACCCTAAGTTTACTATCGGTCAATGGGCTGCAGAGAATACGGGCGCAGGCCTCGGCATGGGTCTCGGAAGAGAGATACTTGACATCACCTTGGGTGGATTCCGTCAGGGTCGACAGGTTGAGAACTACAAGGCTCTCATCATGATTGAGCACATCGCCCACCTCGGCACCTCTATCCAAGACGGGCGCACGCGCTCGTCACACGAAATGCGAATCAACATCCGAATGGGCATCGTCTCGGCAATGGCTGCACTGGCGGACACTATCTACGACCGCATGCACAACTACGAGACCACCATCATATCGGACACGATGAACACTAACGACAGCCTCAACATCAAGTACTACCCCAACTCAGTTGGCTTCGAGTACGGCTTTGAGGACGAATACGTCGCGACGGTAGACTTCCGCCTCGACATAACAGAAGAATAAAATGGCAAACAAGTCCACCCTACTACAGTCCATGCGACAGGCAACATCTGAGGCCAAAGCCGAGGTCGAGAAAGTGGTCAAAAAAGACCTCTCCAAAAACCTACCGCTCAAGCCAATTGTCTCTCTTGACCAAGAGGGTGAGAAGATGTTTACCATGGTGCTGGACTACCTACACGACACCGGGCTGCTTGAAAGTGTTGATGTTGTGACTGTTACTATGTTAGCAAAAAACCTTTCCATGTTTGTTATGCTGTCAAGAGAAATTCAAACCATCGACGACATCGTACAAGTGTACGAAAACGGCAGCTCAAACGTAAGCGGAAAGATGACAGCCCTGTCTAAAGTTCAGGGCGAAGTCTCCAAGCTGAGTGCTAAGCTCGGTCTTTCACCGATGGACCGTGCTCGCATGCTGGGCGCAGCGGTGAACGCTGCCAATGCCAACAGCAAGAAGTCAGACGGAGACGAAATCGACGACCTTGTCGGTTGATTTATCTAGATTGAACCGAATGTGGGACTATGTCGATGGTGTCCTCGACGATTCAATCGTATCAGGAAAATATATTAAGCTCGCTTATCAGAGATTTATTGACGATTTAGGCAGAGTTGAGACGGACGAGAGCTTCGAGTGGGTGTTCAGTCCCACCGAGGCTGCTCGTTACGTTCAGTTTATTGAGGATGTATGTGTCCACACCAGAGGAGAGTGGGCTGGCCGTCCTTTCATACTATCGCCTTGGCAGGTGGCGTTTATTGGGCAGTTGTTCGGCTGGGTACACAAAGACGACGTAAAACGTCGCCGATTCACTACGGCCCACTTTTTTGTGGCCCGTAAGTCGGGGAAGTCGCAGCTTGCGGCCGCTATCATACTAGCTATGGCTGTGCTTGACCAAGACGGGGCTGGTCAATTCGTTACCGCAGCGACCAAGAGAGACCAAGCGAAAGAGGTTTTCGACGAGGTTCGGCGTTGCGTAATGAAATCAAAGCCACTACAGAAGCGGTTTCATGCCAATAGGCAGGAGATTCACGGGCCTAGAGATGGGGTCATACGACCAATTAGCTCGGACGCCAATACTCTGGACGGACTGAGCCTCAACATTGGTTGCGTGGATGAGATGCACGCCATGAAAGACGGTGAACTGTACCGAGTGCTCGCCTCATCCATGGGTTCGCGTAAATCTCCCCTCATGCTGGCCATTTCGACTGCCGGCTTCGTTATGGACGGCGTAGCAACGGAATTTGTTCGTGGTGGCAAGGCCGTTTTGGACGGAACAGCCCAGAATGACAACCTTTTGTTCCTCATTTACGAGATTGACGAAGGAGACGACTGGGAAGACCCTGAAAACTGGAAGAAAGCGAATGCCGGGTTGGGTGAATCCATATCCATGGAATACCTGAAGAAGCAATACGCCAACGCAAAGCTGTACGGAGGTCGAAATATCACTGAGTTTCAGGTGAAGCACTGCAACCTTTTTGTGGGCTCGCAAGATATATGGGTTGAAGACGAGGTGTGGATGAGCGAAGAAAACTGCGAACCGGCTATCAAAGGTCACGAAATCGACGAGAAGACGCAGAAACCTATAGCCTACCTAGGTCTCGACTTGGCAGCCACGGACGATATAACAGCTCTGGCTATCGCTACTGGCGACCCAAACGAGGGCGTAGGCATTGAGGTTCACTACTTTCTGCCAGAAAGGGCAGTGAAGAAGCGCCAAGAAAAGGATGCGAACCACATTTACGCCAGAATCGACGAGTTTGACAACGTACACATCACGGAGGGAAATGTCACCGACTACAACGTGATTCGACGAATGATTAGCGGAAATTACATCATGGACGGCCGGGTTCAATATGACCCCGACAATCTGATGGAGAAATATGACGTGAAGGGTATTGCTTATGACCGCTGGAACAGCCTAAACCTCATCCGAGACTTGGAAGGTGACAATGTTCCGTGCGACCCATTCGGTCAGGGGTATGCCTCAATGTCGTTCCCATCGAAGGCGTGGGAAAAACTAGCCCTCGAAGGTAAGTTGTGGCACGGTGGCGATGAGGTCCTGCGCTGGATGATGAGCAACGTCGTTATCAAGCCAGACCCCAGCGGGAACATCAAGGTCGACAAGTCCAAATCGGGCGACAAGATTGATGGCGTTGTGGCTGGAATTATGGCGATAGGCGAAATGCTGACATTCGAAGAGGAGGAGACGCACGACTTCGAGTTCTTTATGCAGGTCATGGGTGCGTAGCATTTGCGCAACACCATTAGTTTAACTATACTATATATATGGCACAGAGAAAAAACATACTTCAACGATTGTTTGGGTTTGGGGAGCGCAGGAAGTTCCGAATCCCGACATACGCTACATCAGCGAACGGCTGGCTGGGCTCTGTGTACGCAGGGACGAACACTCCGCTAGTTCAGGGTTCGGACAGCTTACAGCTAGCGGCAGTATACGCCTGTGTGAGCAAAATATCTGATACCATAGCCAGCATGGGCGTCTCTGTTGAGCGCCGGCAAGTTGACGGCTCCTCGGAGGTTGTTAAGGACCATCCATCTTCCTACCTGTTAGGTGTGGAACCTAATCCTTACATGGGTGCTTACGAGTTCTGGCAAATGGTTGTCAGCGACGCCTTGCTATATGGTCAGGGTCACGCCCTTATCACGCCCGACGGAAACGAGATGTACTGGATTCCAGCTACAGAAATCGACTACAAAATCGACAAAGATACTGGACGAAAGTTCTACAGCTATCACGGCGCTCCCGGGCCCGTGCCCGCAGAGAGCATTTTAGAAATTAAGGCTTTCCGGGGCGACTCGCCGACCAAGGTGCAGTTACAAAACCTAAAGACCGCCAAATCTGTTCAAAATTTCGGCGCGACCTTCTTTGAAAATGGAGGGATGTTGGGAGGAATTCTGACGACAAAAGAGCCGCTGAGCTTGGAGCAGATGCAGCAAGCCTCTGACCAATGGAAGCAAGAATACATGGGTAGCGGAAACGCCCACAAAGTTGCAATCCTAGGTGGAGGCTTCAATTATCAACCACTATCGGTCCCCTTGGACCAGCTTCAATTCCTTGAGTCAAAAAAGTACTCGACGGAGGAGATAGCCAGATTTTACTCAGTCCCTCCAGCCATGATTGGTATGGACGGCAATACCGCTTACAGTAACTATGAACAACAAGTGTTGCAATTTTTCCAAGGCACAATTCTGCCTTGGGTGCGAAGAATCGAACTCGAAGTTGAGCGAAAGCTGCTACGAAACGACAAGTCGCTTTCATGCCGATTCGACGTCGACTCCCTTCTACGCGCCGACTCCACGTCCAGAGCACAGTATTATCATTCCATGCTGCAAGACGGGGTCTTCAGTATCAATGAGGTCAGAGCTCGTGAAGGGCTGGGGCCTGTTGATGGTGGTTCTGAGCATCACATTCAACTCAATCAAATTCCGCTATCGAAGATGGCTGACTACTCGTCTAGCGTCTCGTCACCAAGCAGCAGTGAAAAGCCAAATAGAGTTGGCGGAGCGGATAATGAAGAAAGCGAAGGGATTGACAACAAAAACAAAAACAAATAAAAACGAAGAATAATGGCAAAATACGCTTTTGGATTTAGAAATGTCCGAACATCAGATTCAGGTGAGCTGGCCACTGCGTCAAACGCCACAGCAGGCACTGTTCGAGAGATTTCAAACCCTGTCTACTACGTGCACACCGACACCACGGTTCCGACTGCAGACGACGTAAAGGCTTCCTTATTGGCGGCATTCCCCAACATGACGAGCGACCAAGCAGACGACTTGAAGACAGCTATGGCTGTAGGAGGGGCTAACGATACTGCTCGAGCAGACGCCGCAACAGGGGCTACAAGCTTCCGGTTGGGAAAGGCTTGGTACCAATACGGACTTGGCTACCACGCGACGAACTCAGCTACAGCAATCAGTTCTATCACTTGGAAAAACTTAGCGTAATGGCTAAGTACGGAGGGTACCCCAAGGCTGCTCGTAACCGAGCTAAAGCAGCACTTAAACATAAGGAAGAAAATGGTACGAGCTGCGGGACCAGCGTGGGCTGGACTCGTGCTCGGCAGTTGTCTAGCGGCGCTAGTCTCGACCTGTCAACAGTGAAAAGGACTTACTCATTCCTTTCAAGGGCTAAGACCTACGACCAAGGAAAGTTTACGGACGACAAAGGGAAGGACATCTGCGGCTCAATTATGTACGCGGCTTGGGGTGGAGACAGCATGAAGGGGTGGTGCGAGAGCACGATAAACAAGGCGGAAAAAGAGAGTCGCGCAGAAGAGAGCGGCGTGGGCCCGACGTTGAAAAAGAAGGCAGAGGACCACAACAAATCGGTTGACGCTTCGTATAAGAAGACCAGTCAATCCACTCTTCAAACAGTTTACAACAGAGGCATAGGGGCTTACAAAACCAACCCCGAGTCGGTCAGGCCGAGCGTCAAGTCATCTCAGCAGTGGGCCTTTGCCAGAGTGAACTCTTACCTGTACGCCTTAAAGAACGAGAAGTTCCGCAGTGGAAAACACGATACCGACCTTTTCCCCAAGGGTCATAAACTATCATCGAAATAAATCACAAAACAAAAGAAATGGATAACCAAGAAAAAAGGTTTCTATCTTCGGATTTTGAGGTTCGTAAAAAAGACGGCAAAACTATTGTCGAAGGATACGCAGCTCGATTCGAAGACGAAACGGTGATTGGTGGAAAGTTTGCCGAGCGAGTTGCTCGTGGGGCCTTTGATAAGGCGGACATGACCAACACGGTAGCTCTCTTCAATCACGACTGGAACCAGCCGCTCGCCCGTGCCGGCAAGGGTCTACACCTGCAGGTCGACGAAGTTGGCCTCAAGTACCGATTCGAACTGGGAGACCAGTCATACGCCAAGGACTTGGCTGAAAACATTCGAACCGGCAACGTGTCGACTAGTTCGTTTGGATTTACCGTTGGAGACGACTCTTGGGAGCGTCGAGACAACGGTGTGCACCTCCGAACCATCAACGAAGTAGAGACCTTGTTTGACGTCTCACCCACTACTCAGGGCGCCTACCCCACCACCGAGGTTGGTTTGCGCTCACTTGAGGCCGCAATGGACCTAGAAGTTGAGGATGAACTCCGAAAGCTCGAAGAAGAGGAGGAGGAAATGAAGATGGAAGAGGACAAGGAGGAAAAGCCAGAAGAGCGACCCGGCCACTACAAGGACGAAGAGGAGAAGATGGAAGAGGAAGAAGAGAAGTCTGAAGAAGAGGAGGACGACAAGGAAGAAAAACTTATGACGGAGGACGCTCCTCGCCCTCCCAAAGAAGATGAAAAAGAGGAGAAAGACGAAGATAAAGAAGATGAGCCCGAGGCTCGTAAAACCAACAATTTAAATATGAAAGATTCAGGTAATACCGCTCCAGCGGTGATTCAGGGCCTCGGCAACCAAGCAGAGGCTCGTGCTGCCAAGGACTTCAACTTTGGCAAATTTATTAAGGAGGCCGCAAAAGGCCAGCTCACAGGCCTCGAGGCAGAAATGTCTCAAGAGGGTGCTAACGAAATGCGCAACGCAGGTATCTCTGTTGCGGGCGGTGTAAACCTCCCTGAAATGCTCGTTCGTTCATTGGGTACAAGCTCTCCAGCTAACGGCTCGACAGCTTTCGGCGGCGCGATTGGGAAAGATGACCAAGGGATTGTAGAGAACTACGCTCCAAACGACATCGCTACTCGATTGGGCGTTCGAAATCTCTCTAATCTCAACGGAGACGTTCAGATGCAAGTTCAGAGCACATTGACAGCAGCTGCCGCAACGGACGAAGGTGTTGCTCGTACCGAAGCCTTGCCAGCGTTCGCAGCCGTAACTCTGAGCCCAACTCGTTATGCTGCACACGTAGGTGTGACTCAGCAGATGTTGGCTCAGTCTGGTGATGACATGGAGGCGTTCATCAAGATGGACATTCGCCGCGCATTGGACAAGCAGTTCAACGATGCCATCATTGACGAGATTGACGACGCGGTATTGGCGGCAAACAGCACCGCTTACACAGCTGGCTCTACATCTCCCCTCGACCTCGAGGAGACTTTGCTCGGTAACGACGTGTCCTTGGAAGACATCGTAGCACTCTGCGACCCACAGGCGTACCGCAAGGCTCGCACCTTGAGCTTGGACGCTGGTAGCGGATTGGTGTACGCGGGCTCTCCAAACGACGCTCGCTCTAGCATTCTAGGGTACAACACTGTGATTGCATCTCAGGTTGGTGGCGCAGGAAACGACACGTCTGCAGGTGACTTGTTCATGTTTGACAAAAACCAGCTCGTGACAGCCGGATGGGGCGGAATGAACCTCATCGTGGACCCATACACTGACGCAGCTAAGGGCGTCGTTCGAATCATCGCCAACGAGTACAAGGATGTTAAGTTCTTGCAGAAGGGTGGATTCGCTCGTATGACTGGATTGTAATTGGCTATATAGAAAAGGGGGAGCGATTGTGCTCCCCTATTTTCCCCCAAGTGGAGGCGTAGGCGCAGCGCATGGCAGTATCCAGCGGAGGGTTCGAAACCCTACTCCACTTCTAATGTCCCAACGCAATGAAGATTATAAAACAACATAACTACTACGCAGAGGATTTAGTTCCGTTGAGCACAGTGCGAGACCACTTGCGATACGCAACGAACGAAGCAGAAGCACTCATCCGTTCATACGTTGGGTCTGCCTGCGACTACATGGAGGCAATCACTAACCGAGTGTTCTGCTCGTCAACCCCGGCAGCATTTCACGAAGACCCCAATCAGGCTGGTTCGTTGACCGAAATACCCGACCCTATCTTGGCGACGGTAGACGTCTACATGGACGAGTCTGACATTGACAAGGTGCATTACTTGCGCGGCGTCACTGGGAGTTGGAACGTTGTGAATGAATCCATCCTCTACCTAAACAACCAAGACCAATGGATTAGCTTGGCGGCGGAAAATATTGGGGTTGACTTCACCAAGGTGTACAACATGACGGACACGTACCCAATCACAATTGACTGGACGGGGGCTGGAAAGCCTGACGACCTGAACGAGCGTGGCTACAACGTGTTCAAAGTGCAGTTCGAAGGTGGGGACAACATGCGGGACCTTCCTGCTCAGTATCGTCAAGCCATGTTACTCTTAGTGGGTCACTATGATATGCACCGCGAGGCTGAGACCTTGGGTGCCGTTACCAATGAAGTAAAGGAAGGCGTTCACCGTCTCCTCAACTCTGTAAGACAGTACTGATATGGCGGTAAGGAAACGACACTTCCGCGCCGGGGACCTTACTCACAAGATTACGGTCCAGCAGTGCAACGAGTCTATTGACGCGGGCACAGGCCAGCTCATCAAGGGCTACTCTCCCATGCGAACTACTTGGGCGTCCGTCGGCTACGTCGGTTCGCCTTCTGCGGGTTCGTCCGAGGAGGACTTGAACGGACAGCGCACGGGTAAGATGAAGATTGAGTTCATGTTCAGGTTTTTCCCGAACTTGCGATTCAACGACCGCATCCAATTTAACGGAGGCTGGTTCGAAATCTACTCTATCCAGATTGTAGGCCGCAACCAAGCATACGTTGTGCGTGCTGAGTTGAGAGACGACCAATCGAACGAATCGCCTACAGGCGCAACATACATTCAAGGCTTCGGGTAATGGCTAATACATTCGGCAAACAGAACAAGATTACCTTTGACGCCAAGCAGCTCGAGCGGCTCACTTGGAACATGAGGAGGTTCCAGCAAAACATGGCTGGAAAGGAGGCCGAAAAGATGTTAGACAGAGAGCTTCAGAAGGCCGTTAAGCCATGGCAGAACGCCATTAACAACGGCAAGATGTATGACTGGCTTGAGAAAGATAAGGGTCGACTTCAAAATCCATTCGGCAACACTAAAATAAAAGGGAAGAGGCGGTACGTCTATGGACGCCGCGTTGGTCCCAAAACGAAGGGGAAGACAAATGGGTGGCTCGCCCACTTCTTTGCCTCACCCGCAAGGCAAATTCGAAAAGTAAAGAAGGTGCCGTTCTATCGGATATTCCGCGCCGAGAATGGCAAGGTAGCTGCCCGTGCTAAAGCTGGCATCGAAAAAGTCATTAAGCAAATGCGGATGAAATCATTTAGATAACATTTTAAAATAACATAATTATGTCTACTGTCTCAAGTAACGCTATGGGCATCTACGCCCTTAACGGAAACGTAACAAGCCCTTTGACCGTCAAGGTTGAGGCAAGCTTCGTGACGACCGGCGGAGCACCCGCTGGACTCGCTCAGGGCGACTACTATCTGTCTGTCCAGTCTGACGGAACCTTTAACGCTATCGGTAAGGTCGCCTCTGGCGCCACCGACTCTACTGACGCGACTAACGAATTGACTTTATTGTCTGCAACTACTAGCTCTACGCTCGACGCTTCATCTACCATCAACGAGGTTGCCGCACGTAACGGCACAGGTGGTTCTACCAACTACATTGCTTCTGGCGCATTTAGCTGGAACTTCTCTGTGGATGGTTTGTTGGACCTGACTACCGGTTCGGGGTCTGCTATTACTTTAATTGATGCTGCTCGTGACCAGCAGTTTGTAATGGCCAAGTTCACTACCGACACTAACTCAGGTGCTAACGAAGCTTTCTACGTTGGCCAATGCTTGCTCGAGTCTGTGTCTGCTACTGGCGGAGTTGATGACTTGGCAACTTACTCTGCATCCCTCAAGGGCTACGGAGACCTGTACAAAGGAGCCTAATCCATAGGATAATCTGAGAGGGGGAGTCATCGTGCTCCCCCTTTTTTTTCACACACAACAACCACTACATTATGAAAAATACTGCTAACACCTTTCGCGGTGAGTTCGAAGTAACTTACAAGGGAAAAACACACAAGGCGCTGTTCACTATGAACGCCATCCGAATCTGCCTCAAGGGTGAGGGAATCGTCCTCGAGAACTTTGACAAGTGGATTCAAGCCGACCCGCTCACTGCCGTACCGTCTATCGCCTACTACTCCATCCTCAACCACTGCATCCAGAACGACAAGAAGTTCGGTGCGAAGAAGGAACAGTTCATCGCGACCCTCGTAGATAGCGAGGAGTTTGAGAACGTCGCCGAGGCTATCACTCACGCCATGTCTACCGGCGAAGAGGAGGGAAAGAAGTAAGGGACGAAGAAGAAAACAGGGAACCTATCACGATGCAGAAGTTGTACCACGCAGCTCTGCGTCGTGGTATCCTTCCCGAAGCCTTCTGGGGCTACACGATGGCCGAAGCCTCGTCCCTGATGTGCCGAGACCGTGAACTCGACCGAGCTCACTGGAACCATACATCATCCCTCATGGCTATGTACGCGCAGAGCAAGGCTGCGAAAGGAAAGAAGTACACATCAGCTCAGTTCCATCCGTACGAACAGGAGAGCGAACCAGTCACTAAGAAGACTCGCGCTAACCTGCTCGATAAATTTAGTAAATTCTAATGGCTCAAAATACAGTCACAACAAAGCTCCTGCTAGACTCGTCGCAGTTTCAGGCAAGCATGGACAAGGCTGCTAATAAGTCCAAGAACTTTGGCCAGTCCATGTTCCGCCTCGGGCGCGACCTCTCGGGTGCACTCACGCTGCCGTTGGCCCTTGCTGCCAAGAGTGTCATCGACACGGTACAGAGCTTCGACTTAGCCCAAAGGAAAATTGCGGCTCTCTCTGGACAAACAGAAATATTCGAGTCACTATCCAAGTCGGCGCGTGAACTCGGTGAATCCACCATCTTCACTGCGACCGAAATTTCGGAGCTCCAGCTGTCTCTCAAGAAGCTAGGTAAAAGCACAACCGAGATTGAGGCTATCCAGACCTCCATACTCAACTTCTCTCAGGCCCTAGATACAGGACTAGCCGAGTCGGGTGAGTTCGTCGTGCAGACGCTCAACCGTTTCAGTGGGTCGCTGTCTGAGATTGGAGACGCTGGGCAACAGGCTGCATACGTGACAGACTTGTTCGCTGCCGCTGCGGCAAACAGTGCTGTCGACGCAGAGAAGCTCCGCAACTCGTTGAACTACGTAGGTTCGGAGGCGGCGGCTGCTGGCTTCCGCTTGGACGAGACAACCGCCCTCATCGGCCTCTTGGCTGACCGTGGCTTTGATGCCTCGCGTGGCGGTACTGCACTTCGTCGTATTTTGGCGGAGCTCGCGAAGGATGGCTTGACCGCTCAGGAGTCCCTCGCCGTATTGCTCGACGAGACACAGGGCTACCGTGCAGAGCTCGAGAAGTTCGGTCTGCGCGGCGGTGGTCCCAAGGCCGCATTGGCTGGCCTGAACATTGAGTTCGGACTGCTCCTCGAAACTCTTCAAAATTCTGAGGGCTTCCTGCAGAACGTTGCGGACGTCATGGACGACTCGTTGTTCGCGTCTCTCAAGAAGGTTCAATCTGCCGCGAAGGAGTTTTCACTGTCTATCGGTGACGACGTCATGGGCGGGCTAAAGAATCTCCTCGCACTAATAACCGACCTCATCAAGAAGGCGTCAGACCTTCCTGCGCCCATTAAGAAGCTCGTAGTTGGACTTTTAAGCTTCCTCGCAGTACTTGGTCCCATCGCACTCGGGATAGGCGCTGTAACGCTCGCTGTTAAGACGCTGGGCCTAGCTATCGCAACCACGCCAATCGGTGCAGCACTGACAGCTATCGCAGCCATCGGCCTCGGACTTGCTGCCACGGCATACGACGCTGAGGCTGCTGCCGAGCGCGTGAAGGAGGCGACGGACAACATCGCCAAGTACACTGCGCAAGACAGTGACATCGGGGTGTCAAGTGCAGCACTCGACAAGGCCAACGTGTCTGACGAGGACCGAAAGGAGGCTGAGAAGTACCTCAAACGCCGGGCTGCAACGCTCGTCAAAATCAACAACCTCGAGCAAGCGCTGGCATCATACAGGATTGCGGCCGAGCGACAGGGCTTGAAGGAGACGGAACTCACAATCAAGACCGCCGAGGCACTCGAGAAGCATCGGGAGATACTCGCTGGCCAGAACAGAGAAATAGACCGCCTCATCGGACGCGCCGAGGACTATCAGGAAATCTGGAACCAACAACCCGTGGACTTCCCGCAGGAGCCGCCATGGGTGAAGGAGCTGCTTGAGAACCGAGACCCAGACACCAGAGATTTGGGTTACGGCGTTGTAGATGCCGACTTCGAGTTCGAACCCTTCGACGAGCGCTTCGCTCAGGAGCAGGCTCAGAAGTTCTGGCTAGAAATGCTGGAAGACGCGCTCACGCCGTCCGAGCTGGCTGCTATCGGCAACCGCTGGGAGAACTACCTCAATGAGGCCTCGGATAAGATTGACAGAATCGACCTGAGCTGGACCGACCTTATCGAGGACGAACCCCTCGACGAGGTACTGGGGTTCACTGACGAAGAGGTCAAGGAAATCCAAGACCGGTTCTACTTCCTCGACAACGTGGTCAAGGAGTGGGGCGCACGCTTCCTTCAGGTTGTTCAAGACATAGGGTCGGCTTTCTCAAACTTCATCATGGACGTTGCGACAGGGACAAAGACCCTCGCAGAGTCCTTTAAAGACAACTTAGTAAGCGCAATCGAAGCGGTTATCCGCAAGCTCATCGCGCTCATCATAACATTTGGTATTCTCAAGGTACTCGCTGGAGGCACAGGGGTCCTCGCAAGTCTGGCCAACGGAGTTCTCTCCAGCACGGGCGGCAACTTGGAGGGCTTCGTATTTAACGGTCTCGGGTTTAATGATTTCGCGGGGCCAAACGGCAATGTGGGTATCAACAACCGAAACCTCAACTTGGGCGGTGCTGTATCAGGGAACCAATTGGTATTTGCAACACAACGCGGCATTAACGCAAACTACAGAGTTTATGGCTAGACGATTAATTAACACTGACTACTTGAACTCGGCGGGCGACACCTTCACCCTCGAGCTCTGGGATATGGAGAGTGTAGCTGCCAACTTGGACCACACGGTCGAGCTGGCTGCTGACGGCTTTCAAATTGGCTGGGACGCCACCTCGGGGGACTACACCCCCGTGGTTGGCTCCGTGTGTGACTTCACAGTCATCGCCAACGAGACTGTGCGTTCTGCCATCATGCCTACCCTGTACGCAAACAACACAGAGTTCAACCTTTGTGTCCTCATCCGCAAAGGAGGGGCGCCATGGTGGGCCGGCATGGTTCATGCTGAGGAGACCACCGAGGTAATCGAAGACGGGTTCATCACCATGTCACTCAGGGCTTCGGACGGACTCGGAATGCTCAGCGGTTTCAACTTTGTTGACGACAACGGAGACCACTACAGTGGAGAGGTTAGTGTTATAGAGGTCCTGCACAATATCCTGAAAAAGCTCCCTTACTACTCGTTATATGCGACCACGGGCGCCGTCTTCCTCAAGGAGTGGGAGCTTATGAAGCCCACAAAGAGTGACGGCTTGTTTCTATACACCGACCTGAGTGGCAACGACCATGGGGTGTTCGACTATCTGCACATGAAGCAGCAGATGTTCTACAGCATCCCTCAGCGGGACCAGACGTATGGCTCTAAGTTTAAGAACGTAGCCAAATACAACGAGGCTCAATTCACTTCATGCCGTGACATCGTAGAGGACATCATGACGTCTATCGGTGCGAGCATCTGCTTCGGCGAAGGGTGCTTCAACGTGTGGGACTACGCTAAGAACCGGGTGCAGAACAACGTAGCCTCTGAGACCACCATCCAGTATCTAGTTACCTCTGGGGGGTTGCTAGAGTCCTCTAAAGTGGACCAGTCTAACGGCGTGTTCCTAAAAGGCGCGTACAGCGAGACAGGCTCCACAGCTTACCTCACCGCTGCTGGCAATAAGTTTAAGCGCGGTGCGGTGCGTCGCGGACAGTTCCCCTACCGTGGGGCCACCCAGAAGCATGAGAACGCTGGTTCGGACGTTATATACGCCGAGGCGGAAGGCTTCACATACCCAGAAGGCCAACACATCCTCAAGCTACGCGCAGACAGCAACAACGCGTTCAACCCAGTCACAACACTGATGACCACCAACTTCCCAGACTGCGATGCGCAGAACGGGAACTTCGCTGGCTTCTACTTTCTCGGTGATTTCACTGAGCAGGCGCTGGCCCTTGCCCCGTCTGGTAACGGAGGACAGGTTCGCATCAACATAGCGGGCGACGCCATCTACAATCCAGCAAGTGCAATCTTTGGTGGCCCTGCCTCCCTAGACTACGGCTACGCGGTCGTGCTTCGGCAACGGGTTGAGATGAGCAACGGCGTCACGACGTATCGTCTCTCGCGCCCCGTGCGGACACTAAAGTACACTAGCGCCTCGACCTCTGGCACGCCAGTGTATGCCGGGGTTAGTATCTACACCACGTTCGATGGAAGTGGCAGCCCCTTGGTCACCTACTACCCAAAGTACTGGCAGGGCGAGCACGAGTGGGTGCCAGACACTGATGACAACTACGAAAATGCGTGGCTCGACATCCCAATCGGATACAACGACGAGGTCATGGAGACCGGGACCTCTGTGCAGATGTTGCAGACGGACTACCCCAACTTGCAGTTCTACGCTCCACCAGCAACCAAACTGGTGTCGGGTTCAGACAACCAGCTCCACCTCGACCAAACGCTCATCAACGACAGCTACAGGAACTTCGTGTGGCGTCACGACCGGGTGTACGACACGCCACCGTCCCTATCAACACTGACGGAGATGTCAGTCAAGGAGGCGCACCTTATCGGGTACGAATCCACGGGTGGGCCTAACTTGCTGTACGACGTTAACGGCAACCTGCTTGAGCCGGGCACAGAGCAAGGAGTTATATACAGGACGTCAATCAGTTTCTCTGACACCAACGACCTCGGGAGCGAAATCCCGGGCATGCTCCAGTTCAAGCACTCGGGCATCGTGGTGCAGACGGGCGACGGTTCCAACGCATACGACAGCACAGCGGTGTTCCTACCGGACACACCCAAGGGCTATGAGATTAAGAACCTGCCCGGCTCGCGTATCGGCGCTGCGTTCGTCACTGGCGGTGGTAGCACGTTTGGTCGCTACAGGGTTAGCAACTACGCCAACTTCAACTCACTCACGTCGAACACGAAAATACAGCAGTCGTATGACGACACAGTGTTGGACAACACCTACGCTCGTGGCGTGTGCAGGGCCTACATGCAGGCCAGAGGGAGAATGCGGGAGCGAGTGAACGCTACGTTGTTCGGCAACTACGGCGAGACCAACGACATCGTGTTCCCTTACAGTCGACTCATCACAAACAAGCTGAACTCGAACACGGAGATATTCGCAATGGACTCGGTGACTTACACCATGCTCGATGGAGAACAGCGTTTGGAGATGTCCAAGGCGCCGAGCACTGCAGAGGATAACATCTCGGGCACCACGGCCGACCAAGATGAGGGGCGACCTACTCGCGGGCCTCTGGGCGGACAGGGTGGCAACGGCACCAACCCCTCGGGGGACTACGACGCTTTCCTATCCGGGAAGGTGACCTTAGTCGAGGACGTGACCGAGCACTTCGACGCTTCGGGCATGACTGGGCAGGTTTCCATCACCGAGATTCAAGATAAAATAGACAAAGTTCAAACTACTAATCCAATCACTGATGCCGACCTAGGGGGCGGCGGCGGTGGTACGGGCTTGTTCGGGGACATATTCCCCATATTTATTAAAAGATTCTAATGGCAACTCAGTACAAACTCATAGTTCGAGAAAACGTAGCTGGCTCCACTAGCACGCCTGTGCTGACAGCGGCAGCGGCTAACACGGTCGTTGCTTCTGTAGTGGGCACGGACTCTGGTGGTTCGGCTACCGTAGAGGTGCTGGTAAAGAAGGCTACGGGCAGTATTATAGAACTCTCGCTCAAAGCCATCACTACCACCACGCCAACGGAGCTCCTCACGGCTCCCGTTGCTCTGGAAGCAAACGACGTGCTCTACGTCCGCACTTCGCGAACGGGCACAAACTTCGTTATATCATACGTGGAGGACACAGCGGCTGTCGCAGGACAGGCAATTAGTGTGCTTAGCGACGTAGACACCACAGGTGTCGCCGATGGCGAGGCTTTGGTATATAACGGGACTAGTGGTAATTGGGAGCCGGGCACCGTTAGCGGTGCGGCTGCCATGAACGACCTCACAGATGTCAACGCTTCAGGACCCTCGGGTGGCGATGTCCTAGAGTACAGCGGCAGTTCGTGGGTTAGCTCGGGCAAGCTGAGCACCGTTTATGGCCTTCTGAAGGAAGGTACAAGCACAACTTTGACAGATGGCTCAAATACTAACTCGCAAATGGAGTTGACCGGGACAACGGCAAAGTTGAAGACGGGCGTCACCGAGGTAAAGTTGACCGAAACTTCTCCCGGCGAAATAGACTTGATTGTAGCCGCTGGGGCTGCAGGCGCAGAGACTTCGTTTACAGCTGTAGAAGTTAATGGGACAACAACGGCAAATAATGCTTTGGTAGACGTGAAAGACGGGGCCCGTCTTCGTTTAGAAAGCGCAACAAATAACTTTGCTACCGTTCGCAACACAGCAACGGCAGACACTGTTGTAACACTTCCGTCCTCTAACGGTACATTGGCTACAACAGGGGACCTTTATACCGACTCAGATGCAGACGCAAGGATTGCTGCAGCAAGTGTGACCGACCTTACAGATGTAACGAATGCGGGAAGCGGTGCCATTATCACAACTGCCGAGCGTAGCAAGTTGGCCGGCATTTCCGCAGGCGCAGAAGTAAACGCAGTTGATTCAGTCAACACGCAGACCGGAGCAGTAGTATTAGACGCGGACGACATCAGCGACGCAGCTACTACAAACAAGTTCACGACCGCAGGCGACATCAGTAAATTAGCAGGCATTGCGGCAGGTGCAGAGGTAAACACCGTGGATGATGTAACGGGAGGAACGGGGCTAACAGCCAGTCCGAGCACGGGCAACGTTATTATCAACCTTGACAACACCGCAGTAACCGCAGGTAGCTACACCAACGCGAATATTACGGTCGACGCACAGGGGCGTATTACAGCGGCATCTAACGGAACAGGAGGCGGCGGAGGTGGCGCAGGCGCTGTGATTGATGCGTTACCAGCAGAGCAAGCTTTATGGAAGGGTTCTGCGGCTGTCAATACTGCAAATTTCTATAACCCACCTAGCCAAACGGGAGGATGGATAGCGTGGTCATCAATGTCCGCCTACGTCAATGTCGATTTGGATGAAGGTTCAAACGTCAACGCAAGCAAGCAATACGTTGTGCCGTCTGACGGGTATTACGAGTTCAACGCATTTGTTGCCGGTAAAGACCAAGCCAACAGTACCTCAACCTTTAAGTATTTGACTGCGCTACAAGTCAACGGCACTAACGGTGCGGTTTTGACAAGTCGTATGACAAATGAACTGCTAGCGAATCAGTACGATGGCACAGGCGGTACGTGTGTAGTTGAGCTGTCAGCGGGTGATGTGGTAAATCCACAGTTTTACCTGCAACGCGTGTCAGGTTCAGGTCGATTTGAAATAGCGTACGCTGAGAACTATTTGCACTTTGCCATTCGTAAAATCTATGATTCTACAACAGGTAGCGCAGCAGGTATCGGGGACTTATCGGATGTAGCTGGCACAATGGGTACAGCAGGTCAGGTGCTCAAGGTTAACTCAGGAGGCACTGCATTAGAGTACACCGACTTTGTCGCACCGCCGTATGAGGAGGACGAATTGGTCTCAGAACAAAACATCACAATGAACAGCAGCGTTTCTGTTGCCAGCAACAAGATTGTTGACATCATGGGAGACGCTCTGGCTGATGCGTCAAATGCTAACACGAAGAAAATGTTGGGGTTCCATAACGGGAACGGGGTGTGTGTACTCCAAGGCATGGTCGATGCTGGAAACAGTATATCTGGAGCCTCCGCAGGTTCCCCGCTGTGGCTTGGGGCTAGTGGGTCTTTTAGTGCCACGGCGCCAACAACAGCCACGCACTACTCGAGGGTAGTTGGTTATTTTGTCGGCACCCTTGTTGGTGGCGAAGTTATGTGTTATTTCGACCCGTCAAAAGACTGGGTACAAATCGATTAATCATGGGAGAAATATCAGGAGTAAGCACTGCGAACATTGACAACGTTGACGGCTTCTATACTACGCAAAGTGGAGGGGGTGGTGGCACTGCTACCACGACCCCAACTATTTCGTTGTCGGGTGGCGTATTTGGAAACGTATCCGTTGAAGTAACCAACCACAGCGGTTACACCAATCCAAACTACGAATGCATTGTGACCGCCGGGGCAACAACTACTGTGGCCGATGCCGATGTGAATCACACCCTCGACAGCGGCGCGGATAGTTTGAGCGCCAATCTGTCGTTTGCAGACACCAATGCGGCTACAGGAACGAGAACTGTTTCGGTCAAGGCGCAAGAATTTGGTGACTACGTGCAAAGCAGCGCCGCAACGGCGACTTTCGACATTAGTTACGTGCAGGACCACTACGTGCGGCTTCAATCCGTAACCAGCACCGGCAGCCCCACCACACTACGAACAGCCATCGACGACATTCGTTTCTGCACTGGTGCGGGAGGCACGGGCACGGCATACCCAACTACGAACCTCACCAGCAACACGTCGGAAACTGGAATCGTGGTAAGCCAAGGTCACCTCTACAGCAGCAGTTACGATGCGTATAAGGCTTGTGACAGCAATACGACTGGTACGATGGCATGGCTGCTTGGGGCTTCGGCTGCCAATAACTGGTGGCAAATTCAGTGGGAGACTGGCACGTATGCCACGGCGCCTGAGATAAAAAGCATCAAAGTCCGGTTTGACGGCAACCAGCAAACGTTATACTTCAAACTCATGGGTAGCAGCACCGGGGCGTTCAGCGGCGAGGAAACAGATTACGGGGTGTTTTACATTTCAGCCCGAAACAGCACAATTTACTACGGATGATTCAGCAAGACACACTACCACTAATCAATGAATTTCTGCGGGTGATAGGCGAGCAAACGCTACTCATGCACCTCGACAATCAAAGCAACGACGCACAGAAAGACCAAATTGCGGTCTGCACACGTGTACTGCTGGACGAGTGGAACGAAAGACCATGGACTACAGCTAGTGAAAACGGCGACAAACTTATAGAAATATTTAGAGATGAGTGAGGTTACAACAGGAATGATTTTAGAGTTCATCCTCCTACTTGGGGGAGGAATAGGGGCTTGGGTCAAGATTAACCAACAAGTCATGGTGCTCAAGTCTAGAATCATAAATCTAGAAAAGAAAGAAGAGTCTATGGATAAGAAACTCGATTTACTTATGGACGCGGTGCAGGAGCTCAAAATCTTGCTCGCAAAATCTGGCATGACGTGAGGTTCGTAGACAGGATAGTTATACACTGCTCGGCGACACCACCTACCATGGACATAGGCGTGAACACCATTCGAGGGTGGCACGTAAATGAACGAGGATGGACAGACGTAGGGTATCACTTCGTGATACTTAGAAACGGAACCGTGCAGGAAGGGAGAGATGTTCACAAGACAGGTAGTCACGCATACGGGTACAACAAGTCCAGTATAGGCGTCTGCTACGTGGGTGGAGTGAATAGCGACATGGAGCCAGAAGACAACAGGACCGAGGCTCAAAAAGACTCGCTGTACAGACTTGTGAACCGACTAATGCGCATGTATCCAGATATAAGGTATGTGTGTGGACACAGGGACTTGCCGGGAGTAACCAAGGCTTGTCCAAGTTTTGATGTAAAAGAATGGTTAGATGGAGAAGACAATAAAGGAAACGCGAATCGGTGCGTGGCTAAAGGAAAAGGCACCGAACGTATTTGACGTCTTTAAAGACGCACTGCCAGACGAGGGGGCGCTTGGGCTAATCAAGAACCTCCTGTCTGAGGAACAAAAGACTGACCCCGAATACTACAAAAGCATGCTTGAGGCCGAGCGTATAGCTCAAGAAGCCATAACCACCCGCTGGGTGTCGGACAACCAGTCCGGCAGCAGGCTGACGCGAATGGTGCGACCCATGTCGCTAATCACGCTACTGAGCCTCTACTTGGTCCTAGTGATAGTGGATTCGACCGAGAGCCTAAACTTCGACGTAAAGGAAGACTACATATCCTTGCTAGAAGTTTTATCACTGACCGCCTTTGGAGCTTACTTCGCCGGAAGAAGCTACGAGAAAACTAAACTTTAACCGTGGTTGGTTTTTGAGGTGAAAAAAGAAACCCCCTACTGCACCCTTGTGGCGCGGTAGGGGGTTTTGTCGTTTAAAGGGTCCCTAGGTGGTAGAGCCTAGATACCCAGCACTGTCCTAAGTGCTTCATCGTACAGGGCAAGCACCTGTGTCGCAGTCTTCAACCTCGACGTCCTCAAGTGCTAGCGCCTCGAGGCTTTCGATTGGAGTGACCTTGGCAGCCATCTGCTTGTAGGTTTTTTCGTCAATCTCCTCCATGGGAGCTTGGGCGAATCCGTGGTCGTTATGCAACAAGAACGAAACAGACTTCACGTCGTGATAGTTGTCCTCGAGCCACTGCTTGATGTCGTCGAGCTCGTGCTTGCGGTAGTAGATAGTGACAGACACCGAGTTGTCCGACCACTCCTTCTGCAGTCGCTTGATAACTTCTAACTGGTCCACGGCGGTCATGTCTTTGGCGAGCTTGGTGCCTTCAGGAACTTTGCAAGGGAAGCTAACCACTACAGTGGACTTGTCTTCCGTCCCGTCGAAGTTCAGCACGTACTCCACAGGGTACCCCTGCTTCCGGGCGGTAGCGGCCAAGCTGCTATCAGACGACATTCGGATTCGTCGAATGTAGTACTGGCTGTACGCTGGGTGAGCCCCTGATGTAACGCCAGCAAGTAGACTAAGCGTTCCAGATGGCTTGACTGTTGTAAGTTTAATAGATGCTGGGAATCCGTGTAGTTTAGAGTATTCTGTGTCATAGTTTCGAATGTATTCGTACGCACCGTCGAGCCACGACCGCTGCTTCTCGCTCGCTTGCAAGTAGCCGGTCACGCCGATTCCCATGCGCATGTTTTTGTGGACGATGTCCTCGGTCTCTTTGATGGCGCACTTGATAGCAAGGCTATGCTTGTTGATGCGGTACAAAAACTTTAGCACCTGCCGCAACTCATAGTCGGACTCAATGTTTGGTAGGTAAACCTCAGCCAAGCAACACGTCTCGAAGTTCGCTAAAGATTGTTCTGCACACGGGTTGTATCCCTGCACGTCTGGGTCGGGATACTCGGTCTCACCGGTTCGGCCCATGCGTCGAGACGACTCGAGGTTGATTAGGCCATACGGCTCACCGTTACCCTTATATCCTTCCCAGAACTCTTCAGGAAGCAGAGACGTGTCTTCGCAGATGACTGAGTTGTTGGACATGGCTCGCCAGTTTGGCACGTTGCCCAAGTCCCATCGCTTGGCACGCAGGTACTCGATGTCGTCGTAGTCGCCAAGGGCAATCTGTGCAGAGCGTCGGACATTGCCTGCCACAACTACCTTTCCGATAATGTTCATGATGTCCAAACAATCTACGGAACTAAGGCGCTGACCCGCACGATTGTTCAGGATGTTATTAATCTCACCGATGCCCCACACCAAGTCGTCGGGGCCAGAAGCCGTACCTCCGAATCCTTTAATAGGAGAGCCCTTGGAGCGTATCATGTGCGCAGCATAGGTAAACCCTTCCCCGGTCACGAACGAGGCTTCTAAGGTCTTCCTGAGCAGTTCAACCCATCCTTCACGACTATCGGGTACGATGAAGTCGGCGTCGTTTTTGTCATGGCGCTCAACGTTGACCCGAGCCTTGACCTTGGGGAGCTGGTATACGTTCTCTCGCTGAATGTTAAACCCTACGCCCGAACCCAGCATAAGCATCTCGAATGCCCAAGTGAAGGGTCGAATAGGGTCGTCAACCACGACAAACGCGCAGTTCTGAAGCGAGGGCAGGCCAAGCTTGTCAACCGTCTTTGTGCCGAGTTGCCACAAAAAGCGCCCAGCGACAGTACCCTTTAGGCCAAGCATAATCTTTCGCAATTCCCCTTCCTCGAACTGAGTGAATCCTACGTTCAGCTGGTCGCGACATGCGTCGATAACTCGCTCCACGGTGTCGGGCCACTCCTCTGTTTTTCCATTCTCTGTTGGGCGCGAGTACGTTCGCTTGTATACGGGGTACCCAACCTCTCCCCAAGGTGTTTTAGTTTGTGTTTCCATTTCGTTTGGTTTCTATTGATTAAGATTACAATATAACATTCATAGATAGAAGAGCGCCCAAGAGGTAACCTACCGCAGACGCAAGTGCAATGCGCACACGACCTGACCATGTTTTCTCGTCGGCTACTAGCCCTGCAAATGGGAGCGCTATGAAAGGACCTACGAAAGCCCAGAACATAACAGCTCCCAACGCCTTGTTGGCCACTGCATTGATGTACATGGTAGAGCCAATCTCAAGCAGCAGTGCGCTCAATAGTACTGCAACATACTTGTTCATAAAACCCTTTTTTTACCGGTCCCTGAGTCGGTGAATGACATGCCGGGCACGCCCTTCTTTGGATTTGCGTGTTCGCATCTTCCTCCGCACTTCTCGCAGGTATCTCCAGTCATTCGCATTTCTCCATCTATGATTTTTATAGTGGTATCTGTCCTTGTCTGTAAGTGGTCGCATTCCTTACACTTAAATTCTATCATCTTAAAAGTTGTGTGTTATCCGTGCAACTTGGCCGTGCACGGGATGGTGAATAAAGCCCTCCACGGCCTTGGGGGCATGTTGGTATCCGTTTCTGTGGTGCCACGAGTCGGTACCACTAGGCGACCGCAAGCTCTCTAGCGTGACGCCTTGAAAGTCCTTGCTCATCTTGTGGTGCACGTGGTGCGTGTAGATGTAGCGGTGCTTCGTGCGTGCCCACTCTTGCGGGGCCTCTGTAGCCATTAGGAGCGGCAGGTCCTGATTCTTTGCGCCGTCACCGTGCGTGGTTCCGATGAGGTTGTTTCCATACACGTAGTACTTTCTGTGCTTCAAGTCTGCGTCACGAGTAAACCCTTTGTGGTTTTCGAAGTAGTTGCAAATCATGTCGGACAAGAAGAATCCGTGCGTGTAGTCGTGATTCGAAGGGTTGAATACGAAGTGAACAGGAGCCATCTTGAGCAGGCTGCCGATGAGGTCGATGTACAGCTTCTGCGCTATCTTGAAGTTGCGGAACCACATACCGTCGGTATCTTGCGGTGTGCCAGAAGTCGTCTTGCGCTGTGGACTGTCAATATGGAGTATGTCGTTACCTCCCACAAAGACAATCTGCTCTATTTCGAATCCGCTTGCCTTTTGCAAGATTCCGCGAATACCTTCCTTAACGCGCTTAACCGCAGTCTGTGAATCATAGTCGCTACCGGTCTCGAATGAATCTGCGAGCTTACCGATGTGAACGTCCGCAGGGTCAATGACCAAGCAGTGGCCATCCACGCACTTATCATACTGTATATACTCGAAGTTCGGACGATAAGATGCAAGAGTAGTAAGCATCTCTTCCCGTACCTCTTCCCAAGTGGTTTCATTTTTATTGGCTTTTACGTTAACACTTATACCGCTGTCGTCCTTTAGCCAATAAGAGGATATGTCTTTGACATTGATTCCGTGCTTTTTCGCGAAGGCCTCAATGGCAGACTGGTCCGTCTCTTCTGGCAGAGAACTGAGCTGATTCGATATTCCCCGTCGAAGGGTTTCTTCTGACTGAGGTAGCTCGTATTCCTTTTTTAGAATCCTAGCTATCTCCGCCTTGGACTTACCCTCGGCGAACAGCTCGAGGATGCGCTCCATGAAAACTGAATATAAACTCATTTGTTTGATTTAAAGGTGAAATTAGACAGTATGTCCTCACAGCTACACCCCATATCCTCCATCCTCTTTATCTCCATGTAGGTGGCGAGGGAGGAGTGTTTGGGGGTAGGTTCGAACCATTGACCGTTTCGTCGGTTATCTTTGTATCCTACGAACTCAGATGCCTCAAGTAGCATGCAAGTTTGAAACTCCGTAGGGCTTCGCTCCAACAGCGTATTACCTCCCAACCCATAGAACTCCGACGAGAGACAATCAAAAAGCTCTATTATGTCCCTATACTCTTCGCTCATGCATACGGGACTGCTAGAATCCATAACGTCTTTTACTGCACGTGAAGCCTTGTCGCTACTAGAGTAGTCGCACAGCTCCGCGATAAGAGAGAATGGAAGGTAGCACTTGTTTCGAAGGTACCAAGCAGCTAGGTTGTTGTGAGGGTAGTTGGCTTCTGCGCACTCAGCCTTCAGGTCGCTTGCTAGTTGCCACACTTCACTCAACGACAAAAGCCTCGCGTTGTGGTATCGTTGTTCTAGTTTCATTCTGCTCTTAGATAAAAGTTTTTACTAAACAAGTCGTTGTCGACAACCTTAAACTTAAAGTTGTGCGAACGGCCGCTTGCAGACCTCATAGAGCAGCCGTGCACACGGCACTTGCCCTTGAGCCCTTTCATGCCTAATGTGGCGTTCCCGTACTCGCCGCTGAAGCGGTTGTAGGCATCTCGCAAAGCTGATTGATGCAGCCACTCCGTACTCTCGTCCTCCGCCGTCTCGCCATCAGCCTCGAGACCACACCAACCCATGAACGCAAGGAACGAGTCCCCGTCGTACATCAGGTCGGTAAGCGCCTTAGCCAAGGAGTCAGGGCGAACCATCTTGCCGTGGCTGTTCTGCATCTCTATGATAGCGTCAATCATGTCCAGTATCATCTCCCGCTGCTCAGCCGGTGCCGCTAGCTTCTCCCCTATAAAAGGGTCGCGGTCCTTCTCTGCCACTGGGTTGTTAAACTGAATGATGTCGATACGACGACTAATGCCTGAATCACCTAAAGCGTGAGTAAAGCCAATCTCGTTAGAGGCGACGAGTAGGCTAGCGCGAGGATAGAAGTACTCAATCTCTTTGTACAGCCTCCGGCCGCTAATCTCTTCTTTCGAGATGATTTGCTTTAGGACATCCTTGTTCCCGATGTTGCCCGAAGCATCACCGCAGATACACAGGATGTTTTTAGCAAGGTCGATGCGGTATCGGCTGTCATCTTTTGTGAGGTTACGTAGGTCATCTACCCGGCAGGCGTTTCGACTACCGATGGTTGACACTACTGCGTCAATCAATGTCGACTTACCACTAGCACCCACGCCCATGAGGAGTAGCATGCGCTGAGCCCGCATGGGGTCGCATGCAATAGCGTTAGCGAACGAAGCCATAATATACTTACGCAACTCTTCGTCGGGGACGATTTGGTTTATGAACTTGGACCAAACCTTGGACTCCCCTCGCTCTCCCAAGTAGTTAAACGGAAGGCAGTAGGTAAATACGTTCTTATGGCTGTGACCGGGCTTGAATTCAACTGAGGTCTGATTCATGAATAGCACGCCATCGTCAAAGTTGATTCCCTTTGGGTTCATCTCGATGTCGAGGGCGTAACGGTCGGACGCTACGCTCAGAGCTTTCTCCACGTTTCGTATAAAGTCAGCATCAATCGCGCTAGCTACTGGCAGGTTCAGCACCCGAAGAGCACACTCTAAAATGTCGTAAATTGAACCTCGCTCGTAGTACTTTCCGTTCCATATATGTACTTCCTGACCAATCAAAATAATTGGTGACTCAACCTGCTTGGAAGCCCAATTGATTACGGCGCCTACGGCAGCGGGCTGCGTCTTGGAGGGTATGCTCTTCTCAGGGTCGCCGATAAGTGATTCCCACACGTCGGAGTCAACCTTCTGAATCTGTTCGATTATCTTTTGCATGTTCTAGTTGTAGTGTTAGCTGAGCTATTCTGTCCTCCAACATTTGCACGGCAAGGTCGTGCACTTCGTCGTAGTTCAGTCTAGAGAAGTGCTCTTCTGTCACTTTCTCGATAGCTTCGTTTAGGTTGAATATTACGGGTGGCGGCTCACCGTAATGTCGTAAGGTTTCCTTTGCTGATTCAATGGCGTTGTCAAGAAGGGACAGGGCGCAAGCCCCATCCCCACTATCCACGTCAAGTATCATCTGAAACTTGTGCCGCAAGTTCAGCATAACGTCGATTGGTGACAACATTAGAACGGCATATCGTTTGACTCTTCCTGCTTAGTCTCTACAACAGAATTGTTCTTGTTGGAGTTCAAACGACCCTCCACAATCTGCCAAGCGTTACCATTGCCCACAATTGGCGTCTTAGGGTACTCGCCTCCACTGGCTTTGATTTCGTCCCGTACGTTCTTGGGCAAGCCTTGCGAGACAAAGTAGTCGCTGCCGTACTGATTGTCGGGGCTGTTTACGAGCTTCAGGTCTACGTAGCGTGCGCCGTTTTTGCCTTGGATGATGTACTGCTCGTCAATCTTATTGAGGTCGATAGAGATGGAAATACTTTTAGGGATATTCATTACTTTAGGTTTTTTGAGATGAGGTCTACAAACCTTGATATTTGGGTTTGAGACGGATTAGGAATGTTTGAGAAGTGCAGCTGGTTAATCTTGAGATACTCGGCTACTTCCCTTGCGTACTCGGGGGTGAGGTCGGGGTCGATGATAGCGTCTGACATAATGTCGCGCTCGTAGTCGTTAAGCGTAGAGTTTGCGAGTAGGTACAAAAGGTACGTTTGTTCTTGCCATGTATTAAACTCCGGCTTGCCGTCTAGCAGGTCGTCCCAATCACTCATCAATCTCGTCTTCGGAAAAGACGTTCAGCATGTAGAAGTCACTGAGCTTGAGGATGCATCGTGCCATGGCGCGTTTTTCGCTCATAGCCACCATGTATGCCTGTGCTCCTCCACGGCAATTCTTGGGATTCGCTTCGCCGAATGTTTCGACTACACGTTCCACCGTTTGTGATACAGGAAATTCATGTCCGCCATCCTTACTGCGGTGCGTACCTGTTTTCTGCGTACGAATCTTGCCGGTAGCCTTAACCACATACTGAGGTATAGACAAATCAGAGAACTCAGGTACAACATCGTAGCTAATAGTAGCACCGAGGCCGCTTTGGATTTTTTCAATACCTCTCCGCGAGATAATAACGAAACCCTGTGGGGACTTCCAAAAATCGGTTGGTGCCAGCGAGTAGTGTTCGGCCAACTGTTTGAACCTAGCCTTTTCATCTGCATTCATGTTTTCTGTTAACTTTTTAAAGGGATTAAACTCATTCTTGGTTGTTTGTCCCAACTTATAGTTGGAAACTGTGTTGGCATCGGGGTTGGACTCAATCCAACCGTCAGCGGGGTGGGTGTTTACATTGCTTTTGTATTTAATTGGTTGTACGATTTGATAGGTTCCGAACGGGCCGGGCACTAATCGCTGCCCAAAGGCTGCTGTTAGCGTCATCATAGATAGGGCGATTAAGGTAACGCATAGTATTGCGAGAGCGCCCAACCTTACTTCTTGGTTGTTCATGGTGGTTGTTTTTTTAGTGGTGACGTATTTTAATTATAAGGGTTATTTCTGACAAATGCAAGCAATTTCTCACATTTCTTCTAGGCTTGGGTCAGGCCATCCAAGGTTCACCTTGCAGTCAAACTCACTGCATTGAGAAATAGCCATAATCTTTTCTAGGCCAGTCAGCTTCCTTTCCTGTTGGATGGCTTCCCAAGAGAGCACCTTGGCCCATAGTGCTCGCATATATAGCTCCTTATCTTCTTCGCTCATGTGTAATAGATATTGATTAATACGATGTCATTCTTGGCAACATCATAGATGTCGCACACCCCGTTTCGGAAGTGTTGGTCTTCTTCATACTCTACGTTGAAGAAGCACGCGGTAGGGTCTTTGTCGAGCAACATAGCCTCGATAACTTCTAGGATACTCTTGACCTCTGCGGATTCCACCTTGTTGCTTCTTGATTGCTCCATGGGCCTAACTACATCTTCGTAGCTAACCGTAAGCACCATTAGTCGTTCGTCGTTCATTTTTCTTTGGTTAAGGATTCTACATAAGCCTCCAATGCACTCTCGTCCATGTAATAGTGCGCGGGGAGGTGTCCGCTAGTCTTGAAGTTCATCGTCTGCGTCTCTTCAAGTGTATAGGTCTGTCTATTCTTGGAGTCACGCTTCTTCTCCCAACCAGCGGGGACTCGAGGGTTGGAGTTGGTAGCAGGCAGACCCTTGTTCTCGGGGCGACCGAATCCGAGGGCTTGGATACGTGAGTCCCACTGCATTTTGCTCGAGCTCTCGACGAGCGTGGGCTGTTGGTTTCTCCAAAAGACCTTAGTGACCGCCATGCCTTTAGATTCTTTGGCCTTGAGTTCAGCAAGGAGTCGTTGAGCTTGCGCCCGGTTGTCTGCGTAGTCGTGATACTCCTTTATTTCGGTTTCGTTGTATTCTAGCTCTTTCATGTTCTTGATTAGTAAAGTTCGATATTTCCTTGAGGGTCGATTTCTGCGTACGAGCACTCGCTCTTACAGAAGCCGTAGTCAGTAAAGAGGGTGAGCACAAGCGTGCCGTCCTCAGCGTATCGGTAGCCGAGCACATACTGCCCGGTGTCGATTGCTACGATGTCGCCGTTGGGTCGGCGTGCCATCATCGTTCCTTCAACGTCGATGTACTCGTCGTACGAGCCGGCGTTGGCCTCGAACAGAATGTCGGCTTCGACAATCTTGAGGGCTTCACGTTGTTCTTGTGTCATATTCTTGAGTTTATAAGTCACAGTCGATTGAGCCGAGGCGGTCGTAGTCGTCCTCATAAGTAACGTCTACATCTTCCATACGAAGTTCGCACTGGCCATCCATGAGGGTGTGCTCAGGCAGAAGGTGAGTCATGGCCGACAACCATCGGCCGAATGTCTCCATTAGTTCTTCGTATAGTCTCTGCTCATCCTCCACTGGCACTTCGTCAATATAAATGTCGAAGCTGAAGTTAACATATCCTGAAGCGCGTTCGTTGCGCCCCATAAGTTCATTTAGTTTGGGCATCGTTGTATTCTTTAAAGATTTGTTCAAAATTTGGAAAGGCAGGAATAGGGAAGTCCTTCTTGATTTGCCTCATTGCAACCGCACTCTTGTAAAGCGTGATTGCCGTCGGGCAAGGAAACTTCTCGTTCCACTTGGGCATCGTATTCGGCCAATTGGCCATTAGTTGTGCCTTTGTCATTGTTTCTTCATTAGCTCGTTGTTTTGCTTGAGGAGGTCGATGGCTTCGGCGTCGAGTCGTCGAATCTTGCCTCGAAGATTCTCAATCTCGTCCCACATCAGCTTGTTCTCGAGAATGAGCGTCAGACCGAGACCGGCGATGGTGAATAGATTCTGGTAGCGCTGCTGACCAATCTTGGAGGGCGACGTGGTCTGCAAGAACTCTCGTATTTCGTGAAACTTCATCTCGAGCTCGTTGCGCGAGGCAAGGAACGCGAGTTCGTTCTTGTCATACTCCGTCAACTCGCTCATGGTAGTCTAGGATTTCGTTAATCATAAAGTCGATGTACTGCTTGGCCTTCTTGAGGTCCTCGATGCCGTTCTTGTCGGCATAGCGGCAAACGTACTTGATGACGTTGCCCTGAGCGTAGCTGAGGCCGTTCTCCATAATGAAGGTGACCGGCTGAATCTTCATCTTGTTGTAGTGGCTTCCGCCAACTTGTGTTTCTGGATTTTTCATTTGAGGTTGTGGTTTTTCATGAACTCCCACGCCTTTGCTTTGGCGTAGGTATCTTGTTGGTATAATGTCCCTATTCTTTGGGGGCTTGGGAGGTTGAAGTAGGTGCCGACCACGAAGGTCTCGCCCTCTTCGTTGATGGCCTTGTGAGTGAAGACCGATTCACCGCGCTTGATTGCTTTGGTGATGAGGTTGTGGAGTCCGTAGCTGTGAGGCACGAACCATTCGCCCGGAGGCATCTTGATGTTACTTGGCATGATTCTTATTTTTTGATTGGTACTTGGATTTCGATTCGGAGGTAGCCGCGATACCTTTGTGTGCCCTTGGCGAGCATTGTGTTGATAGAGGCAGCGCCGAACGCGTTGCCGAGCATGCTTCCGAGGTGGAACATGGTCGCGGGGTCGAGGTCGTAGACCTTGTAGTCGAAGTAGAGCGAACCTTTGTGTTCTTGCCACACCGGCTCGGTTGAATCTTCCGAGGGGATGCAGCAGGCCTGAGTGAGTCGCTCAATTTGTCGAATGGTGTTTACCGCTTGCGCCTCGGTGAGGCGGGCAATAGTTTTTTCTGATTTTTTCATGATGTCAAAGAACTTTAGAGGTTAATACAATTAGCGTGCCAAAAATTCTTGGTCGAAGACGAGCTCGAGGTGGACGCGCCCGCTGTTGGGGTAGGTGTCAAAGTAGATATTCTTCATCCCGATTGACTGAGCGAGGAACCCTACAAAGTACGCGAGGTCTTCGTCCTTGTAGTCTTCGATGGTTACGTCCACGTAGTAGTAGATGCCGCCGACGCTCTTGGGGTTGGTCGCGAGGACGTTGTTGTTGTCAACGCCTGCGCAGTCAAGGCAGTTGTTGATGAGGTTGTTAATCTTGGTGATGTCGTTCATCGCTTGAGGGTTTTGATGATTGAAATGAGAGTCTCTACTATAATGGCGGCAGAGCCGAACGCCACGATGGCCACGATGGCCTCGATGAGGGGGAGGAATTGTTCCATGTTTTTTGAAGTTGTGGAGGGCAGTGCGGAGTCGAACCGCACCGTAGACCGTCTACCCTTAGGGCGCTCAGTCGAGGAGCGTCAGGTATTCTTCGCGGAGGTCTGCGAGGTGCTGCTCCGCGTCAGAAATCAAGCTCAAGAGCTTCTGCCGCTTCTTCTCGATTGAGAAGTTCTTGTTGGCCGCGCTGCGAAACTCTGCTGCCTCCTTCTTGGTGGCGAAGTTGGCGACCTCGTATGCGAAGTCCCAACGGCTCGCAACTTCTTCGCTAATACCCATGCCGAACTCGTTGTGCGTTGTGAAGTACACGGTGTAACAGTCGGGCGTCAGGTCTTCTTGCGCGAGGGCTCGCTTCATGTCGTCCTTGTCGCTCTGCGTCCATCGCTCGAGCTTGATGCTGAAGCTCTCTTCGGCGATTTCTTCAAAGGTGCTGAAGCCTTGCTTCGCAATCTCGATGCAGTGCTTGAGCATCGTAGGGAAGAATTGAACCGCGTCGCGAACCTCGGTCAAGATACCGATGGTTGCGGTGTCGCGGTAGCTGCGACCGGTTGCAGAGTCGAAGACCCAATCGCCATCGCTATCCTTGAACACGGCCACGTGGCTCAATCGTTCTCGAACAGTGTCGCCCAATTCGATGCCGAGGGCGGCCTCGAGGCGGTCGAGGTTGATGTAGCGTTCTTCGCTACCTTGGAACTTCTTGGCGAGGCAGGTGTACAGCTTCGCGCTACCCCATTCCACGAGGACGTCGCGGGCTTCGTTGATAATAGCCTTGAAAGCCTTGTCTTCTTGGTCGGTGTAGATATCAACCTTTGCACACAACTCCGTTCGAAGCTGCCCGCGTTCTTCGCCTTCTTCGGTGCAGAATATGGCGAGCATATCGGCGACGGCTGAGGCTGAAATCCAAGTCTCCGAGCCGCTCCAAGTGATGTATCTCTCACCGAAGGCCACAATCTTGGCAATGTCTTGCGCTGTGAAGGTGTAGTCACCCTTTGTGGTTGAGATGCTGTAGGTTTTGGTGGTGTTGGTGTTGAAGAAGTCGTTCATTTTTGAAAAGTGTTAAGGTTCTACTATAAGGGGCGCAGGTTGATTAGGCCTGCAGTTCTTCGGTCGTTGGAATGATAGGGAGGCCGAGGGCGGCGCTGTGGTTGTATACGTCGTCCATAACGTCGCATAGGTTGGTGGTGTAGTCTTGCATTACTTTAGAATTTCTGTGATTCGGTCAAACAATTCTTCTTCGGTCAGGCTCATCATTTGAGCGCCGAACAACTCGGCGTAGATGTTCACCATTCGGTTAGCCGTGCACAGCGCGGCGTGCTCATCGCTGAGGTCATACTCGAACTCGAAACACCCGAGTTCGTTCTCGATTTCTTCGCGAAGCACAGCGGCGACCTCGTAGATGTTCCCACGGCCGGCGGTCTCGCTGTAGTAGGTGTCGAAGTAGTAAAAGGCCTCGGCGAAACTGTTGTCTGATTCGAGGTATTCTTGGAGCAACTCCATGGCCTCAAAGGGGTCTCCTACCTGCTCCAATTCTTGGTAGGGTATGCTCTCGAGCACGTCGTTCGCGTAGTCGTTGGCAACTTCTTCGAGCTGCTTATTGAGGAGGGAAATAATCTTGTTCATGGATTAGAATTTTACGGTGTAGGTGATTACTTGATTTTGGTACGTTGCGTTCTCTCTGTTGTTGTTGTAAAGCACGCCGTTGATTAGCGCGAGGGCGTGGTCACGGGTGATGATTAGGAAGCGACCGCGCGGGTTATTCTTAATGAAGGTGGACACCTTAATATTCTTGGCGAACTTGTCTGCCTGTGCTTCGCTGAGGTTCTCCGCGAGGGTGGGGCGACCTTCTTGGCCGGCCTTCTTCACATAGTAGTCGTAGCTGAAGGGCTTCAGGTATCGAGTGATTTCGCATTTAGGCCGTAGCTTCTTGTATGCCCTGAATCCTTCGCCCTGATAGTAGCATGTGCCGGCTACGTGCTCGAGACCGTCCTGCTTGACTACCTTGTAGGCCAATCGATTCTTGACCGTCCACGCGGTGGCCTGCTCGTAGCTCATGCCGATGATGTTCGAGAGAGCAATCACGCCACACGAGCCGTGTAAATTCTTGGCCGGCTCACCGGTTTTCTTGATTATGCAAATGTTCCTGTTCATGGGGTGGGTGTTTTGTTATTCTTGGAGGGCAGTGCGGAGTCGAACCGCACCGTAGACCGTCTACCCTAGGGGGCTCACTTAAGCCGGATTTCTTCTTTCGTGTCGAGGTTGAAGAAAGCAATTTCATCGAAGGTCTCTGCTACGATTCTTGCACTCTCTTCGCTGTTCATCACTGCAACCGCATCGAGGTACAAGGTACCGCCGTCGAGCCAAAAGCCAACTTTCATTTTTGGGTGTGAGAGCCGAATCTTCTTGATTGCCTCGGTGATTTCTTCGAGCTGCTCGAGTCGAGCGTTGTAGAACTTGAACTCACGAATGCCGCCCACGGCGTACCCGGTTGTAACGGTGTCCCCGGTCTTGGGGTCTATAGTGGCTCCGCCATTCTTGGCGGTCAGGCTGAGGCCTTTAAGGGCGATTTCTTTTGAGGTCACGTAGTTGGTTGCTTTTGCGTTTTTCATGGCGCTAAAATTTGAGTTTTAAATTATGGAGGGCAGTGCGGAGTCGAACCGCACCGTAGACCGTCTACCCTTAGCCGTTAGGCGTGTTGCTCAATTGCCCGGCGGCATGCGAATATGGCGTTTGCTTCATCGTCGAGCTTCATCATGTAGTCGAAGGTGGCGCGAATGGAGTCACCCAAGTCGACCGCCTCGAGTGAAAACTCGTCCGCCTCGAGCAAGTTGCGGTGTTTGATTCTGAGCCGCTCCCATTCATTACGGGCGGCGCGGTAGTTGCGTTCAACGTCGCCTTGTCGCGACTTCAATTCTGCAACGATTTCTAGTTTGTATGCGTTCATCGGATTTCGTATTTTGAGCCGTTGGCGTTCGTGCCGTACCGGCTCCGGTTAGTGTAGTCGATTGAGTCATTGAAGCCGTGAGTCGGACGGCTGTAGGTGAGTTCATCGCGCATTGCAGCGCGCTCAGCGTCGGTGAAAAGTGTTCGTGGCATTACTTGTTAGTTACGAGGGTGAGAATGTAGCAAATTGCAAAGAAAGCAGCGGCACCGGCCGCGAAAAGTGGCATTGTATCAACCATGTGTGAAAGTGTTTAGAGTGTTTGACGGTGCCCCGGTCGCGAGCCGGGTGAGATACGCAAGCTATCTAGCACCGTGATAAGTCCGGCGGGCGTCCCTCCGTACTGTTTCCGTCATTGCTCCGCATAAGTGGCTCGCTACGTACGCTAATTGAATAGCCTTCGCGCTGCATTTTGCTACGGTGACGGGTTCAGGAGTTAGTCCCTACGCATTGAGCAAACGCAACCGGCAGCGAATCCAACGTACAACGATTGAACGCCCCTCGTTGGGTGCCGGTATTGTTATTTCAATACTGTTTTGTTTTACTGTTAGCCTACTACAACTAACAAACATATGAGGGGGTTAACCCAACCGCCATGGACGGCAGCTTTTGTTTATCCGGTGCTGCTCCCGGCCGCTTGCCTATTTGGCTCGTCGGTGTCTCTCTCGAACTGCTGAGGCCGTTACCCCGTGTGCCGTTGTTGTTTGACACCACAAACATACACAAGAATTCTGAAATTCCAACCCTCACCCCAAAAAAAAGTTCGTCGCCCATGCGCCCCCTATATATATAAGGTATAAAGGGCTGCCCAAAAAACGTAACTCGCTGATAATGTGATAGTTACGGCTACGAAAAAAAATTTCATGCGCCTTCGTAACTCGCTGAGCCTCAGGCAGTTACGGACGAAAAAAAATTGAAGATTTTCCGAAAAAAAATCACCGAGGGGGCAAAATCGGCCCCGTGGAACATAGAAATTCACCTATTCGCGGCAAAACGCCGGAAAGCCGCGCCACCAAAGGGATGCAGCGCATTTGGGCGAACACCCTAAAAAAAATTTGCCCGTGAAACATCAGTAAATACAGGGGTTTCAGAGAAATCGCAAAAAAAACCTTGCATTTGTGGGTCGGTTTTACTACATCGACCGCCAAAAACGCTAAATCACACATTTACAGCACTTTAGCAAAATCAGGTTTTCAGGTCGTGTACCTAAAAACTAGCACTTTGCAGCAATAGCAAGGGTTTCAGAGGCCGGTGTGTCAAATGGACACGATATGAAATAGGGGCTATTTGGCGCCCTATCAAAGACCGTGCCAAAACACGTTTCTGAGGGTGTTTTGGTGGCTAGGTGGTGCGGAATGGGGGTGCAATTGGGGTCAAATGCGCGTCCGGAAATTGTGTTTCAATTAGTATTAATACATGTACCCAATAGCAACAAAAAGATTGTGTTGGCATAGCTCACAAATACAAATACCAACAAGGCAACAAAAGGGGGTGCATGGGGTGTGGTATGCGGCACACGGTACCGGGTCAGGTACGGTACTTTGTAATGCATAGTACCTAATTACTATGCATGCATAGCATTGTGTAACTGCCTGATAATCAGCAAGTTATAACTGCTTGATAATCAACTAGTTAGCGCTCCTGCAGCGCCCATATTAAGGGGGTTAGTGTACGGTTTACACACTACTACAAAACGGTTCAATTGATAGGGGCTAACTGACTGATAATCAATAAGTTAAGGGTAGGGGGTTGGAAAACACTTGAGGCGGCGAGCTGGGACCGACGGCCGGGGGGTCTTTCTTTTATGCGGCGAGCTGGGACCGACGGCCGGGGG